GAATGCATCCCTCACTAACTCAACATTCGCATTGCTCATGAGCATGCTGCACTCGAGTCCCTGACACAGTTTGAAAAGTTTTTGGTGGTCTTCGAGTCCAAACCCCCCCACATTATATTTCACGAATGATGTGGTGTTCGTGGGTGCGTAAGGGGGGTCCAAGTATATGAAGTCCCCCCTTTTTACCCTAATCATTGATGTTGTGAAAGATTCCACTGTAAATATAACATTCTGAATCAAAATTGAAACGTTTCTGATATGTGCATCATCGATGATGGCTGGATTTTTATAATTACCGTAGGGAACATTAAAACCGTTAGGACCTTCTCGGTACACCCCCCTGAAACACGTCTTGTTCATAAAAATGAAGAGACACGAAGCCTTAATGGAACCCCGCTCCTCCTTGGGGATAGCGTTGAATTGTACTCTCGTCCAATAGTAATAGGATTCCCTTGACGTTTTGGCCTCCTCTATATTCATGGGTTTACGATTCACTTCGGTGCCTGTACAAGAGTTGAACTCTTCTATGAGTTTGTGTGTCTCTACGATGAACGTTTCGGGGTCCTTTTGAATATTTTTGTATACCCCGATGAGGGTGGGGTTTACATCACTCGCGTAAACCTTACCAGAAGTCTTCGTACCTCGGGAAAGATACGCGAAGAGTACACTCCCCCCACCCACGAAAGGTTCATGGTAATTTTCGATACATTTTGGGAAGAGTCCCATGACATCCTCAATAATTTGGGTTTTTCCACCGACCCATTTGAGGAAGGGTTTCGTCATATACCTGTATAGGTCCTTATGTGTTTAAGTTAAAAAATAGTATCTTATTACTACTAATGGGTCTTCATATCATCATGGGTAATATGTTCTCTGGGAAGACGTCTGAGATGATAAGGCGTCTTAAAAGGTACAAGGTCATCGGTAAGAAAATAGTCGTCATCAACTCTCAGAAGGATACTAGGTCTTCGGAGGAGGTACTGCGGACCCACGATAACGTGACGTTCAGATGTATCAAGACGAACGATTTGTCCACCATGGACATAGATGACTGTGATGTGGTGGCCGTGGATGAAGCGCAGTTCTTCTTAGGTCTCAAACCCTTTGTCGAAAAAGCCATGGTGACGGGTAAGACTGTACTCCTCGCGGGACTCGATGGGGATTACAAACAGAGAAAGTTTGGTGAACTCGTGGACTGTATACCACTGGCCGACGAGGTCACTAAATTGAGTGCCATGTGTATGGACTGTATGGATGGAACCCAAGGACCCTTTACGAAACGAATCGTCAAGAGTAAAAAATTGGAACTCGTGGGTGGTGATGACATGTACAAGGCGGTGTGCAGGAAACACCTCTAACGCTTCAACACACTGAGCTTATACATGGTAACAAATAATAAGAATAGGTGCACACTATAATATAATTTGTTGAAATCATCAACTTTGAGTCTGTTCTTTATGTTAAAGAGAGAGAATATGTCATACAATTGTCTATTTTCGTATAAACCACACTCCCTGTTATATATGGGCATCAAAAAACATGACTGTTCCTTGTTAGGGTTGACGACACCTTGGACTAATAATCCTAATGTGCCACATAAAAGTGCCGCTGTCGCGTAAAAGTTCGTGAGTATAAAAGGTCCTATGTACACGAGAATGCCCGTCATATTGTGAATAATATGAATACAGTTCTGCGCGAGTGACACTTTCTTTTTACAAGGAAAGTGATATTTATCCAACATGAAAAATATAATACCCAAGATGGCTATGAGGACTATCATCTCTTTTGTATAGTTCGTATATTTTTTTCTTCTATAGCATCGAAATCATCTTCAGTCATGATGTGCATGGATGTCAAATTTTCTTCCTGGTGATGCATACTCTTCACGGTCAGGGCGGCGGTGTGTAACACCCAACTCAAGATGATAGCATGGGGAGTCGTGTTGTATTTCCCCGCGATGGAAATGATAGTTTCATCTGCGATGGCCGTCAGAGACATGGGGCTGTACGCCATCACGTTAATAAAATGTGTATCACAATAGTCAACCAAATCTCGTTGTTGAAAATGTGGATGTAATTCGATCTGATTCATGGCTGGTTTTAGGTGTACTATCTTTTCTAAATGTTCAATTTCAAAATTGGATACACCCACGTTATTGCATAAGGTTCCTTCTAATAGTTTCATCTTTGTAAACACGTCGACGACATCCGCTTCACCCACACGGGCGCCTTCGATGTACGTCACAGGCCAATGCATGAGGTACATGTCAAAATAGCCTATACCCATGTTGTGAATACTCTCCCTACACGCCTCCTCCACTCTTTCGTGTTGGTCATTCCATAGTTTACCTATGATGAATAAATCTTTTCTCTCGCATATACCCTCTTCGATACACAGGGAAATTTCCCGCCCTATCATGCGCTCGTTGCCGTAAAAAGATGCACAGTCGATGGTTCTATAACCAGTTTTTATAGCCCTGTATACCCCTCCAGCTGGGATGTCGCACGTACCAAACGCTATTTTATGCATCTCATATCCGTTGCGAAAAATCATACGGTCCAGGCACACCTTGTTCAGTCCATGATGTATACTTTCATCGTGTACGCACTGTACATCGTTTACCAGTCCTTCCCCGAATGAAAAATAAACGTGCCCACCTTTTACACTTTTATCGTTATACATGCAACGCATAACATCGTTGAGTGTAAAATCGGTACCACACGAAAACATCTTCGGGAGATTAAACGTGTCTGAGACGGTCTTGTGCTTTTTAATAAGTCCAACCCCGTGTATACCCAGTGCGTAACCCACGTGTGAAGTTGCTATCATCCCGATGTTCACACTCTCACCGTGATAATATCTATCCTTTGAAAGGTATTCAATCGCATGTCCATATTGGTGACCGTACATGAGTATAGGATGTAATTCGAATGGGTCATTTTTGAGATGTTCAGATTTTACAAGGATAGTTTTACTTATGCAGTCATCACTTTCGATGTCAAAGTTTTCACATATACCGTGTTTGATAACTTCTGCGTAACCGTCTGAAATAAAACGCTTCTCCAGAGTTTCCAAGAATGGTTGGAAAATATAAATGTACAAAGGAACCTTGTAACAGCCAATTTGGTTTTTACCACACGCGGTGTTGATGGCTTGTTTATACGAAATACACGCATCTGTCATGGATAATAACGTGGTTGGCACCGTCACGAAACGTATACCCCTTTTATAGGTTCCAGCTATGAAACCAGCAAGGTTACTCACGGACCCCCCGCCGATAGACACGACTGTGGCGTATGAATCTATCCTATGTGTGTTCATTTCATGCACGAATCGTGTGTAATGCTCGATATTTTTACACTCATCTTTAGCTTCGACATCGAATACGAGTCCTTCTATTTTAGGTGTACCGTATATCTCTCTCACACGACGGTCCATGAAAAGTACCACGGTACCCACGATATTTTCAATCTCATGTTTCCAGTCTTTGGTGTACACGATGTTACAGGGTTCGGAGACTGTACGTAAAATTTTAATATCCATCCTATTATATGAATATATTATTATATATTTCACTGCTATTACACGCGATATGGATAATCGGATTTCAAACGTTTGGACTCGTCTTGCTACCCAGGGATAAGTATTACCTGTACCCCCTCCTGTGCGCGATCGTGAGTATCCACTGGATATTCTTCGATAATAAATGCATTTTATCTATATTTGAAAACACAGTCGCGGATGATAAAAAGGCGAACGATGACACGAGAGTATACGACTACGTGGAAACGTTTACTCACGTCCCCGTGATCAAACAAAAAAAGTTTCAGCATACGATGATGACGGTGAGCTTTTTATACGTCGCGTACCTCTATAGAAAAGATGTTAAAATAGTCGCGTTGAGTCTCATGTGTCTGTATCTGAACAGATGGGGTGTATGGTCGAAAAACTTTTCTTAATGTAAAGTATATGACTGACTGTTATTATTACAAGGAATTAAGTCGTGACGGTAGCGGTGTGTTTAATAAAAGTGTGGACTGTACGTACGTTCTTATCATGCACGAATCACCGAGAGAAGAAAGTATCATAAAAACACTCGAACGTACACACACAACATCTACAGTTGTGTTACAATATAATTATGGATACAAAAAATGTGATAAAAAACTCGTCAAAAATGCACCAAATTATGACCTCTCACACGCCTATAAAACAGCTTTTAAACACGCGCTCGATAGGGGGTACAAAAGAATACTCGTGTTGGAAGATGATTGTGAATTTGACGAAAGAATCCATGACACGACCATAACGGAGGATATAAATACTTTTATACTCGAAAGACAACCAGACATTTACACTCTTGGAACACCTATATGTATACCTTCACCCCTAGATGTTATACGAGGTGCCAACCACCAGTTATTATTATTCAATACTTCCGCGCACGCCGTGATATACAGTGAAAATTTCATGAAGTACAATTTAAAAAATGTACCGATGTTAGGGCATATAGATTTTGAAACGAATGCGCATCTTTCAAAATATACATATAAAAAGCCTATAGCGTACCAGAAATATTACGCGACAGATAACGCACTCTTCGGTTGGGGGTGCATGTATCACGTGTTGAATGTTTTAATATTTAAACCGTTACAGCTAGACACCAAGGTACAACCAGGTTTCGATAATGGTAAGAGGATATGTGATATATGTAGTATCGTTTTATTTGTTTTATTTGTTTTACTCGTACTACGCTCCCAACTGGGTTTGAACCGGTGACCTACGGGTTAACAGCCTGTCGCTCTACCAACTGAGTTATAGGAGCCTCCCTTTGCTGGGAGTGGGGTTCGAACCCACGAGTACTTACGTACAACACCAGTAGTAACAGACAAAAAACTATGATAATCACGGGTAGTATATTAATTTATATATTATTATATGGCAGACTGTTATACTTTCAGAGAACATGTAACAAAATCATCAGGGAGTTTAGATTCCTGTATCGACTGTACATATGTTCTCATCATGGAGGGTTCTAAGAGAGAATCACAGATTAAAGAACAGGTTGCGACCGCTGGTATTACGTCCAAGGTTATATTTCAATACAATCGTGGATACAAGAAGTGTGAAAAGAACTTACGTATAAAAAAACCAAATTATGATTTGGAACACGCGTTTAAAAACGTGTGCACACACGCGTTGAAGAGAGAATATGAACGTATTTTAGTTCTCGAAGATGACTGTGAATTTGATGAAAGGATTAAAACCCCTGAAGTACTTAACGATTTACATACGTTTCTCGTACATACTAACCCATCCGTGTACAATTTGGGGTCATTTCTTATGTTACCAAACCCCATAGATGTATTAAGAGGTTCTAAGCATCAATTACTCCTTTACAATTCAAGTACCCACGCGACGGTATATAATAAAAAATACATGGAATGGATTTCTAAAAATGATTGCCTCCGCGGCCACATAGATTTTGAGACTAATAGACACATGTCTAAATATACATACACGTTTCCATTGGCGTATCAGAAAGTTACTGAAACTGAAAACGCTCGGGAGGGTTGGGGAGGTGGTGTGTATCCTCTATTAAACTTCATGATATTTAAACCAAACAATTTATCTTATCGGGTCCAACCTGGTTACGATAACATAAAAAGATGGGCAGATGGTATATCTGTACTTATTCTGTTTACAATTGTTTTTTTATTACTACGCTCCCAACTGGGTTCGAACCAGTGACCTACAGGTTAACAGCCTGTCGCTCTACCAACTGAGCTATAGGAGCAGAGCGACTTTTAGTCGCGACGGGAGGTACTCCCTTTGCTGAGAGTGGGGTTCGAACCCACGAGCACATAGTGCAGCGGTTCTTAAGACCGCCCCCTTAAACCACTCGGGCATCCCAGCGTGTCCAGTATGGGTATTGAACCCATGACCACCAGGTTAAAAGCCTGGCGCTCTACCACTGAGCTAACTGGACGAAGTGCCCCCAACTGGGTTCGAACCAGTGACCTTTAGATCTTCAGTCTAACACTCTCCCAACTGAGCTATAGGAGCAAGGTGTCTAGTATGGGTATCGAACCCATGACCTCGTGATTAGAAGTCACACGCTCTATCCACTGAGCTAACTGGACTCTTCCTACTTGTATATAGTTTCTTTTCTTTAAGTATATTACATGAACCCATCGATTGTAGGGTTTATACTATCACTTATGATTTATTATTCTGCGTGTTCACCGAATTGTCCTTATACTTTTAATAAAATAAAAACAAGTGGAAATACGTTACACCTACATCACTGGCTCACGAGCCTCATACTTTTATTCTACATCAAGGATGCGTTCGTGAGAGGATTACTTTTAGGCGGTGTGTTCCATGGTATAGCATCCTATGATGATTGGTGGAAAATATATTACTGACATATATTATAAAATGAAAGTCATTCTCCGTAAGAGTCCTAAGCCCACTAAAAAGTTTAGAGTCACATTCCCAGATGGGAAGTTTGTAGATTTCGGGGGGAGAGGGTACTCTGATTACACTATTCATAAGGATCCTGCACGCATGAAGAGGTACCTCGCGCGCCATGGACGGATGGGGGAAACGTGGTCCAAGAAGGGTATCAGGACCGCTGGGTTCTGGTCGAGATGGTTGCTATGGAGTAAACCGTCAATGGCCGAATCTAAGCGGTTGTTGACATCGCGTATTGGTTTGACTTTTGCTTAAGATTCTTTTTTTTCAACGCCATTTTGAGTTCGTTCACAACCGACAACTGTTTCGGCGGGGGTGGAGGGGGAGGTGCCGCGACCCCCTTTAGTTTTAGTGGAACTGCCTTCTTCATAATGGGCGGCGGCGGAGGAGGGGGAGGAGGAGGAGGCGGGGGCGCACCTTTAGGAGCTGGAATCGGCGGGGCCGCGCCTTTAGGAGCTGTGATAGGTGTGGAGACGCGGGGAGGAGAGTTTACCTTGTTCTTGTTCTTGTTCTTGTTCAAAATGGATAGTACCGATTTGCACATGTATAACATGTCTTTCGTCTGCCGCGCACGTGTGCGAATGATACCATTCTCGTGGTCCCGAATCTCCTTTCGTAAAACTGGTTCACGTTTCTGCACACGTTTACCGTTTCTGTCAACGGTTAGCCGGATACCTTTACTCCTCGCTTCAACGCGGAGTGCTTTATTAATCATTTATATATACAAATATTAAAAAAAATTATCAGTCCTGTACATTTTTGCTTGGTAAGGAACAGTCTTACCTAAGACACTGATTGATTCCTGACCGTATAACTCCTGGCACCCTAAATCGTCCATACAGTCCCTGTTGTCGTGTGTCACGGGGATGGAGTATATTTGTTCCCCAGGTGTGGATGTATAATAATGATACCGGTCCCTCCGACCACGCACCTCTTTTCCGTATAAAGGGAGGGTGTCACCATCTTCACCCAACAAAACACCCATCTGTTGCACGTGCCCAGGTTTGTACTCTTTTATTGGAGGCTTGCGAAACTCTGGCTCCCTCTGAACAAACACTTCCACGGGGTAAGGAACTTGGATCTCTTTGGGAACTTCCACGAACTTCTTGATGGGGTTCGTCATTAGGTACCCAACGATACATACGAGTACAATAATCGCAGTGATAGCCAGTGTTGTCCTAGTCTTCTGCTTCATTTATATAACTCACGTATTTTATTTATCCCAGGGACACGATTTAATCTAAATTGTACAACCAACCATAACGTAAACAATATACCCTTTACGCATTTATCAGCATCACTATCACTCATACTGTATACTGGACCCACTAACCGTCCGAAAAATGTTTGCTCTTTTTCTTTTCCTGTCATGTACATTTCCATTTGTGTCAGGGCGCACGTATCATCGTTCATCACCCAGTGAAACATTAAAAATGGGATGACCAATGAGTAAAACTCTAACAGGTCCTTATTATTCACGAAGGGGATAACCAACGCTCCGACAAATAATAATACATGAATGAAAAATATTATATTCATTACTACTACTACTACTATGGAGAAAGAAAAAGAAAAGAAACTCTGGCACCCACAACAGGAAAAGATTCTTAAAACATGGGGCGAGGCTGCGGCGTGCTACCGGTACATGAATAACCAAGCGTTTCTCATGTACAAAAAATCGAGTATGCGTTATACGCTTCCCATCATCGTCATAAGTACAGTCACAGGTACGGCGAACTTTGCACAATCTACATTTCCCTTGAGTATTAGGCCCCTGGTACCTCTGGCGATAGGAAGTATGAACATCATCACCGCCATCATGACGACCGTGATGCAGTTTTTAAAAATCAATGAGCTCATGGAAGGTCACAGGGCGGCATCTATTCAGTATGGTAAATTGTCTCGCACGATACGCCTCGAACTCTCCCTGCCTCTCGAGGAACGCTCTCAACACGGGACGGAGATGGTTGAATATTGCCGTGCTGAATACGACCGCCTCATCGAACAATCCCCTTCGATCCCATACAGTATTATCATTGCATTTGATAAAGAATTCCCCGATGATTCAGTGTTATTCAAACCTGAAATCATGCACATACACCCCATAGAAACTTTCATCAAGGATGAATACATGAAAGATGAATTGAAAAAAGATTTATTGGCTATACGTAGAAACTCTGGGGACCCCGAGACCCGTGAGACCCGCGAGCCCCTGGAGGTCCACACGGTTCCTGAACGTGTTAAGGAACTGGAGCAGGTAATCGTAAAAGATATATCAAGTAACCGACCATGATAAACATCACAACATTAAAGAATGCGACACCTACTATGTAGGGAAACACCTTCCTTTTGATTGGTTCTAAAACTTTTTTTTGTAGTGTATTATTTTCCAAAAAATATTCTAAAGCTTGTTCAGTGAGATCATCATCCATGGACGCTTTCGTTAAAAGTACCCCACAAAAAAAAGATACTCGCGCGACGCTCCACGAACCTGAGACTCGTCGATTGCGTGAATATATCGACGAAGGTAAAAATGTTTTTATATGTGGACCCTCTGGGTCTGGGAAAACTTTTATAGTCGACAATGTGTTGAATAATTCTAATAGTATTGAGTTACACTTGGAAATGTTTTCAAAAAAGAATATACTCTTCACAGAGACCCGAGCACACATGCTCATCGATGGGTATGAAAACTCTATACATGCGTTTAAACAATTGGTCGATAAGATTTCCGATGGAGGTCGAGGTTCGCTCGTCGTGACGTCCACAGATGTTCACATGCTCCCAAACTTTGAACTCATCGTGGTACCCCGAAGAACCCCAGACGCTATAGCCTCCCTCACACCCGAGAACCCTGGGGCACACCAAGCAGCCCTGAAGTGCCAAGGAAATATCCAGAACTTTTTCGATTACCTTGCATACTCGGATACCAAAGATGTTTTTAAATCATCAAAAGAAATCGTCGCGGATATTTTATGTACACCCGGACCTTTCGACTTTTCACAGACGATTCACGAACATGGTCACATATGCGATGTCATTCACGGGAATTATCTTTCCACGAAAGGGTGCGACGCCCCGAACATCATGGAATCCTTGTCTATCGCAGACACCTACGATACCTTGATGTACAAGGGAGAGTGGGGGTATATGCCGTACTATATATGTTCTGGTATAGCCACACCAAAGTATTACATGGGTTCTGAATTACAACCCGATAGTCTAAAAGCTGGAAGTTCGTGGACAAAATACGGGAATTATAAAATGCGACAACAAAAACTGAAAAATATTCAGTGTAATCATAGTACCCAATTGAGTATAGATGAACTATCAGTCATAAGACAGTATGCCGCCTCTGGGAATCTCGAACCCCTCACGGACTATAAACTCGCCCCGAGTGACTTTGATGTCATGAATCATTTGGCTCTCGGAAACAAGATGAAACCTAACGAAGTCATGCGTGTTAAAAAGAAGATGCGTAGTCTAATAAAATGAGTTCTGACGAAGACGTTGAAGAGGATACGTGCATGATTCGCACGATCGGATGTGATATTTATTATTACAGTGATATCAATCGTAAAAATATTCTTGATTTCATCGACAATCTGAAGAAACTCGAGGTTGACCTTCTCAAAAAAGCTATCGACCTCCCCGGTTACACCCCAAGTATCCGTGTGCATATCCAAAGTGACGGTGGTGATGTGTTCGCTGGTATGAGTGCTATGAATATCATGAAAGATTCGAGAGTTCATATCACCACGATAGCTGAGGGATCCTGTTGCAGCGCCGGAACCTTCTTGCTCCTGGGTGGGAAGGATAGGCGCATGGGAAGAAACGCCCACGTTCTCATTCACCAAATAAGTACTGGGTTTTTTGGGAAGTTTCAAGAACTCAGGGATGAAATGAAAACATGTAAGAAAATTATGAAAATGCTCAAGCGCGTGTACAGGGCTGAGACCTCCATACCCAAAGACAAACTCAAAGAATTCATGCAGAAGGATATCTACCTCGATGCAGACGAGTGCATCAAGTACGGGATTGTTCACGGGATTGCTTAATGTTAATGTGACGCTTGTAGAGGCCGAGGGCGGTTAAAAATATGATAACAACACTAAAAGTATTGAGGTTAAAAGGAATGGCTGTGTATGGTTCAGTCCTAAGTCGGGCCATCCTTTCGTAATTGACAACTTGCACCATTTACTATAATGGATACTATTATTAAAACAGACGCGCACGGCCGCGAACGCATATTTAACATTCGAGTCGACCGACTCAGAGACGGGACTGCAAATATCGTAAAAACGACAGGGCTCGTAGATGGTAAAAAAATTACGAGTACCATACACGTACCACTAGGCTTCAACAGCGCCAGTAAACGAGCCATGACCATATGGAAAAATAAACAAGAGTCTGGGGTTCTACCGATGCTCGCACACAAGTGGGAGGACCGGAAGCGATATATTCAAGAACCATTCTACGTTCAACCCAAACTCGACGGTGTTCGTATTCTCGTGTCCAATAAAGGTGGTATCTCGAGGACTGGTAAAGTCGTCAAGGGGACTGAAGACTGGGGGAAGGATCTCAAAGATGGGGAGTACTTCGATGGGGAGTGCTACCTACACGGCCTGTCCTTTGAGGAAACCACGAGTGCCTTTAAAACCTGTCCAGGGACCCTCGAGTTCCACGTGTTTGATTATTATGACGTCAACCGACCTCACTTGTCTTTCGAAGAGAGGATGAAGTGGGTGACGGTGAAGACCGAGAGGGTGTCCAGTAAGGAGGATGTTATGACTGTACACAACACTTTTGTCAATCAGGGGTACGAGGGTATCATGATTCGTAACGCCCACGGGGCCTACGAACCTGGTAAAAGGTCTAATAATCTTCTCAAGTTTAAAACCTTCGAGACGGAAGAATTTAAAATTGTTGGGGTCCACGAGGGGGCTGGGAGGGATGTGGGTACCCCCGTATGGGAATGCGTGACGACCGCTGGTGACAGGTTTTCTGTCCGCCCCGAGGGAACCATAGAGAAGAGAAGGGATGCATTCGAGCGTAGAGAGGCACTCGTGGGCAAGAAACTCACCGTTAGATATCAAAATATGACAGTGGCGGGTGTCCCACGGTTTCCAATAGGAATAGCAATTAGAGATTATGAATGATAAGAATATATATTAACATGAACAGAATCGCCATAGACATTGATGAAGTCCTCATGGCCTTCGTGGAACCAATGGCCCAGTGGAAGGGTCTGAAGATGCCCCGGCGGAGGGGCTATGCCTATGTCTATAGGGATATGTTTAAAATTTCAGAGTTTGAATCACAGAAGATGGTTCGTGATTTCTACGAGTCTCGGGCTTTTGAGATGATCGAGCCCACCGAGGGGGCCCAAGAAGCTGTGGCGCGCATCAGGAACAGTGCGACCAAAGTGTACGCCGTCACGGGAAGGCAACAACCTGTCCGCGAAAAGACTGAAGACTGGCTGGCCCTCCACTTCCCGGGGGTGTTCGACGACCTGGTCCTCACCAACAGTTTCACTGAACATGAGGTGGCCAAGGTGGACGTGTGCCGCGGTCTAGACCTCGATACCATCATAGATGACAGTGAACTCAACTGCCTCTCGTGCGCCTACGGGGGTATGACGGCCATCCACTTCGCGGGGTCCCGGGGTGCCCTGTACCCCTGGTGCGATTGTAGTGAGAATAGTGTTTTGGGGTGGGAGGAGTTTTAAATATATTTTGTGGAGACCCTGTTCACCTTCAACTTCGCCGCGCTGGCTTTCATCCGAGCCACCGCGTTGGACAGGTTGGGTTTGTTTTTCTTGGGAGGGGAAGAGCGCGCGACCATCGTAGGCCTCGACATGCCGTTGGTCGTCTTGTACATCTTGGTGACGTTCTTCCTGATGCTCGCCATCATCTTAGAACCCTTGGTCGGGGGCTTCTTGGCGACGCGCGCGGGGCGAATGGGCGAGGGGACACTGGGGAGGTTGGCCACCTTCTTACCAGTGTTTTTCATGTAGACCGCCTTGGGGTTCATAGTCTTTTTACCGTTCGTCGTGGCGTAGAAGGTGCCCTTGACCGTCCTGAAGATGACGCGCTTCTTGGAGTTCATGTAGTTCGTGGGGGAGTTCATTGTTTATATATTACTGAGATTGTTTTATGAGGACGATTCCATAGTCAAATTACCTAACCCATATAAAACCTACAAATCCCCCGCTCACGCCGTAGGTGGTGTTAGGCCATGTAATAAGGGTTTGTAAATGTATACATAAAAGTCGAATCACTACCAAAATGGTAATGTGTTTCAAGGTTTGACGGTGTTGGAAAGTCAGACATAGTGCCCGTTTCGCTTGCGCTTGTGCTCCATTTAGATGGGTTGCTAGAACCAATATCATAGAATTTACCATCAGTC